GGGCTACGTCTGCTACCATAGCAGTTCGCCTTCGGCATAACATCCGAAAATATTTAAAAGAAACTTCGTTAGTCCAGCCAGGATGACCACGGGGAGGTGAAGCCAGCATCCCAATTACAATATATCCTAAGCAAGGCAATACGGTCGATTCCTACTCGGCCTAAAGGCTTTTAGGGTATGGTTTCCCAGAATGACGACCTGGTTAATATTCATAAAGCCAGCTGAATTGCGATATAAGGAGGGGAGATTCTTGAAAGCACAAAGAAGCAAAGGTCGAAGAAAACTACAATGAAACCATGGTTAGCCTAAACTCCATGAGGTCGGGTAACACGAACACGCCAAGGACCGGTATTAGACCCAACAAGAATCCCGCCTGGAACCAGAGGGCGCACCCTTCATAAGCTGGCCGGGGCAAACGCAGTGCAGAAGGGGGACGAACCCCTCATGAGCTTCAACACCGGAGAAACTTGAGTTGCTTCCGTCAACCGGACATCAAAATCACCAGGACTAAAATGCCCAATCATATACTTATTTTCTCAATTTTATATTCCGTTGAGGATTGGGAGATCCAAAGATCAATCAACCAACCCTATATTTTCGTGTTTTATAGGGGGAAACAAAGGAAAAGGAAAACAAGAAAGGAAAACATGGTTAGCCTAAACACCATGAGGTCAGGGGAAATGTCCGAGACAAATAAAACCAAGACCGGGAAAAAGACCGAACACCCACCCAAAGGGCAAGTGTAAGGAGCAACACACCAAGACAAGTAAGGCAGGTATCAGTTTCAATAACCTAATACACTGAGCATTTGACCCCAAAGAGGTTTGGTCACCGTGCCTTACCGGAAATCTGTGGGCTGCCCAAAGTTGTGATGCTATCTGCCTAAGATCGCCTCAGCAAACGCAGACCCGGACCCTCGTAAGGGCTACCCGGAAAAGCGAAACATACACACCACAACCCCGATCGTCCAGCGATTTCGCCTTACCTCTTCAGGGGGTTCAAAAGGATCAAGAAGAATGAAGAAAAGAAAGGAAGGGAAGGAAAAGGAAAAAGATGAAGGAATCAATCCCAAATCTCATCATTCATTGGGTGAGTATCCAGATACTCCTGTGCGGCAACAGGGTCTTCGGGGCCTTGAATAGGAAGGCCAATATAATTATAATGACCATAATCATAACCGAAGGACTGATGAACAAGCTGTACAGGAATACCGGAAGAAAGGTCTTCAGGACATTCAAGGACAACGTCATCATCAGTAAGAGCCTGAATCGATAAATCCCAATAAACATACGCAACCTCACGAATGACATCAAGCCCAAAATTATCTACCTGAGGTTCTATAGAATTGGCAGTCGCTTGCCGAAGTTGGTACACAATGATGTCAATAGGAACGACAATCAAATAAGTGGTGTAAATCAACCCTTGCAGGGCAAAAGCACCACAAAGGTTACCTTCACCAGAAACGTCAATCTGCTCTTCAAGTTCGTCACGTTCTTCTTCAGTCATGTCCACATGACGCTTTTCCCAGGAAAGAGGTTTAGAAGAATGGATGACCGGAACAGGGTCCTCAGGAATAGAAGGGCCAATATTGGCAAACACCGGATTTGCGTTACCTTCTTCAAAATCATCATCCTCATATTCGAACTTCTCGGTCGGCACATCAACCGAGGAAAAGGGGACATCATCAGGATCGACGATACCACCAGTCCTGCGAGAAGCCTTAACATAAGGAACGGCGACCGCAAGGATCCATTCCTTAAAGCTGAGGCCAGACGTTTCCGAAGCACCACCAGGGGAAAAGAACTGAGAAATCATGGTCTGCGCCCCTTTCCAATTCCAGTCTGGGAGGAGATCCCAAATCGGAAGGGTCTTGCGAATCCGTTTGTCAATACCAGACAAAACATCGTCTGGGAAAAACTTAACAGCCACAGAGTTGGCAGGAGAAAGGGCATTAAAGAAATCGACCAAACTATAAGAGACAGGCTCAACCTTAGCCTCAATGACCTTATAGAAGAAAAAGACACCATCCCGAGTCCTACCAGTCCGGCCACGACGTTGAATGCGCGTATTCTCGGATAAACGGGAAAAATACACACGTGATGTTTTACCACGGGTGAATTGATACGCAGCTTCCTCAATACCATCATAGTACAAAGGTTCGTCGTCACCAAAATTGGTAGGCTCGGTCACGTTAATGTCGTAATCCATAGAGAAAACAGCATTAACGTCTGGCAAGGTGATGCCCGCATCAGTAACATTCGTGCTAATAAAAACGCTAGCAGAATGGTCGATAACCCTATCTTTCGAAGATAGGAAACAAACCTTGACGCCAGCAAGGCGAGACGCAATGGACTGCATCTCAGCCCGACTGGTGACAAACACCAAAGTCTTATCAAAAGGGAGTCGATCCAAACAATAGGAAACGACATGATTCTGATAAATCTTAGATGAAGTGACATCTCTAAAGATATCAACGATAGTGTGACTATTAACCGCAGGAATAGTCACAACTTCGGCCTCGAGCCCTTCCGGAGGGGTAGCGGTCATGTAAAAGACCGGATTAGGACAAGAAGAAAGGTAATTTCGAACCACCAAATAAGCTGGTTCAAGAATATGAGCCTCATCTAAGACAAAAATAGTAGAAGTATCAAACCTCAACATAGGATTCAAGAAAAAGGATTGAACGGTGGTGTAAACGAGCCTGTCGTGAGCTCTAGGCTTAAAGCCTTCCGTAGAAACACCAACAGCAACCTCAGGAAAAGTTTCCTGCATATAAAGCCCGACAGATTTGGCGACTAAGTGGCGGGGAGTAATGACAACAACCCTCCGTCGAGATTGGTCGACAAGTCGAACCATCATCCTGGTAGACTTCCCAACCCCGGTAGGAGCCGAAATCAGGAATCTAGGGGGCTTAGAATAAGCAAGCAACCGACCAATACAAGCATCAAATGCCTGATAATCGATAGAACCTGAAGGGAGGATGGCCTTAAGGAAAACCGACATAAAATGCGCAGCAAGCGTTGTCGGAGAAGGAATATCACCAACAAAAGGATCACTGATCCAAGAAAAGGGAAGGACGAAATTGACATAAGATAAAAGAAATACTAAGAAGGTCTCGATGACATGAACATCAAGTTCAATGACAACAGAAATAACCCTCCCAGTAAAAAGGTAAATTAAATTCACCCAAAAATGTTCAATCGCCCTAAGGAAGTCTAAAATAGAAACACCCCTTTTCTTCGAATAAGAACGCATTAAGAGATTATAAAGTACATGCCTAGTCCATAAGACACCATAAGGTTCATCATGGATAGACACAAGAGGAATACTCTCAGAGCGTAAGAAAGCATAAGGCGTCCGAGAGATCAACTTACGAGCGGCATGCGGGTCAGCATGCATCCCATTAGAAACGGCCAAAAAGGTGAGGGGCCAAGACATATAGGTGGCAAGACTTTTCTGAAGCCAGTCAGCCCACCGGCAATTCGAATACCGGGGTGACAACATTGTCGGAAAGTCACTCACCCAACGGACAAAAACGCCAAGGGGATCAGGGTTGGTTACAATCCTAACATACTTAGCTCCATTGTCAGTAATGACCTCAGCGCCGTCAAGGACGTCAACATCCTCAGGGATAGCCTCAGCTTCATAAGTTACAGACTTGGAATACCACTTCCGAATGACCTGATTATAGGAAGGGGCAACCGGAACAGCCTTATCGGAAAGGCCCATCTTCTTCCAGTCGTCATAGAACCGCTTATAATGCAAGGCAGCCTGTGCCTGAAGGATGTCATAGAGATCCTTGTGGTGAAAAGTATAATCAATATACGAAAGAAGGACACGATAGGAACGATAAGAATTCCTAGCATTCTTAGCAAGGACCTGCCCTTTAATTTTACCTACAAGACGAGCTCTAGAGTGGCAAGTGGCAAAGTTAAGAGGAATTTTAACACCAGCAGCCACAAGCTCCGCCTTAATATCAGCCGTAAGGGGTAACGGATGTTTAGCCAGAAACCCAAAAGGGGAATGCCTCCATCCTCCAGGAGGGGGCACGGCGTCAGTCGTAGGTAAAGAATGGACACCAGGAGCTTCATCCCGCATGATAGTACCAAGGCGGGCCATGGCAACCATAGCCGCTTCAGGGCACCATCCGAAAACGGGATCATAACCCAAGACATGGTCGTCGCCCAAGTTAGCCAATGTATTAAAATTGAAAAACTCACGACACCTAAGCCCAGTAACTTGCCTCCAGGCAAAGAGATAATTGATGTCTAGCATCAAGGAATTATCAGCACCAGTGCTAGAATGACCGGTTGAAGGCCCTTGCGCCTTAAAGCCAATATCACCAAAGTTTTTAAAACCCAAAGGGGTGTTAATCAACTTGTCGTAGGTGATATCTATTAAGGTGCAGATGCGGGTGTGATCCTTGTGAAGGGTATAACCCTTCTTACGGATCTCAGCACACATCTTGACAACAAGAGGTGATTGCGTAGAATCAAACGCAGTCATGTCGCCAGCGAAAATCCGGTCACGTCCAAGAAGAGAAGTCCACAACTTGTCAAAGTTCGCTCCATTGATTGGCATGCCAATTTTGGCAGGGGTTTCCCAGATCTTATAGTTATGGTTAGGCTTGTAATTAAATACAGTAGCCCGGACATACTCATCAAAGGAAGACCCAACAACCGTGCGCACTGCGCGAGCGGCGAACTTTTTCAACTTCAAAGTCTCAAACTTTGTAAAAACAGGAGAAGGAATAGCAAGGGAGACATTGTGCCTGAAAACATCAGCCCAGATCTTAAGGAAGTTCTTCTTACCACCAACAGAGTCAATGACCTGTTGACGGGTGGACTGACGAACCTTCCCCGAGCTATTAAACTTACCTACCCCAAAAGCGAAATTAAACTTCTTGACCCACTTAGAATAAATTTCGCTAAAAGTAGCCAATTTTGAATTGGCATACTGAGGACGCACGGCCTGCCACATGCCATCAAGAACTTCATCAAACCCGTCGGAAACGGTGTTCTTTTCTTGGCCAGTCCAATACCTAGCAGTAGAACGGAGTTCTTCAATAACTCCAGTAAAAGCAGAGGTATGTTTGTACCCAGGAGTTTCAGGATCAAACTCAATGTCCGGAAGCCAAGGTTGCAAAGCAAGATCAGGGACAAAGAATCCCATGGCAAAATTAGAACTGGATAACAGCCAGTTCTTCCAAGAACCCCACTCGGCGAGATATTGTGAATCACAAGGGTCGCCAAAAGACTCCTTAAACCCAGGGAGTGTAGAAATACCAGCATCTTCAAGAAACTGGTAGGACGAAGTAATCATCTCAATATCGGCAGGCTTATAAAGCGAGCCGATAAATTCTGGAAGGCGAACCTTATCCAAAGAATCAATGAACTTCAAAGCACGACGTCGGGTCAACTGAACGAGTTTTGGGATCCAGATCGAGGATAAGGAGGAAGCAAGCTCCCCTCCTCCTCTGATACGTTCACGTTGCTCACGAACACTATTGTTCAGGAAAGTAATGTCATCCTGTGACATGACATCCGGCTCTTCAGGGAAAAGGACATCAAAACCGTCTGCGGCAAACAGGCCAGCCAAGCCCATAAACCGAAGCACCCGTTTAAAATCCCTATACACTAAAGTAAGGAAAGGACGGTTGCAAAGGTAGACGGCATTGAATGCCGCAAACAACCCGTCCAAGGTCCGAGACGGAATCAAAAATGGAACAAAAGCAAGGATCAACGAATCGAAAATTCTTAAGGGGAAACCTGCAAGCCCCTTAAATACACCCAACAATTTGGCGAAAATCGACCTCACAACAGCAAGGACGAAGATCAACCCCAAAGCAACGAAAGCTCCACCAGGGATCTTGTCAATGAAAAAAACGGCGGCCCTAAGCTTCTCTTCAGAAAAGCTCGAAGGGTCGTCGCGACGAGACAAAACAAATAA